AACGTACGATTACACGCAGAATCAGCATTTGGAGTAGTACCAGGCATACCTTCACTTATTGTAACAGCAAATAGAGTAGATCAATTTCTAAGCAATACAGGTTCGTTCTCCGGATCATTCACAGGTCAATTATTTGGAACATCAAGCTGGTCGTCAAATGCGGTGACAGCATCTTATATTGTAACAGCACAAACAGCAAGTTATGTGTTAAATGCCGTAAGTAGTTCATTTGCTGTATCTTCATCTAGAGCAGTAAGTAGTTCTTTTGCTTTAAGTAGTTCATTTGCAGTTTCTAGTTCAAATACAATAAGTTCATCTTATACATTAAGTTCTTCTTATGCTTTAAGTAGTTCTTTTGCTTTAACATCATCATTTCCTTGGTTTCAAACTGGCTCCAATATAGCATATGTTGGTGGAAATGTTGGTATAGGGGTTGCAAATCCAACTACTAACTTAGATCTAAATGGAACTTTTAAAACCACAGGTAAAGTTATTTTAAATAACACAACCGGAAATAATAGGCCTTTAGAGGTCAGCAGCAACGAAATTGTAGTTGCTGACTTTAGAAATACTGGTGCGTTAAGTGCATACTTGGATATAATCGGGGGCGGAGGATCAAGCACTCAAATGCGTCTTGGAATTTTTGGTTCTGTTATCGGATTTACAAGAGGATCAGATAATACCCCTAAATTAGTTCTAGATGCAAGCAACAATGTAGGTATTGGAACTATTAGTCCAACTAATAGATTACATATCTCAGCATCTGTAAATATCCTTAAACTGGAATCAAATGCTACTAATCATTCAATGATTCAAAGTATAGCAGCTGGAGGTAATGCAATTGACATAAATAACAACTCAGGTTCATTAGAAATAATAACAGGTACATTAACAAGACTCATTATAAGAAATGACGGTCTAGGTAGATTTACAAACGGGTTAACAGTAACAGGATCCTTAATTGCACCCACAATCACTGGATCTTTATTCGGAACTAGTTCATGGGCTAATAATGCAATCAGTAGTTCATTTGCTTTAACAGCTTCTTTTGTTAATAACTTAAACCAAGCAGTAACAATTGGTAATATTACAAGTACACCATCCACAGAAAATACATTAAATGTATATCCATCATTTGCCGGAGGAACTGGGGAAGGAGGTCAGATATTACTTGCAGCTTCTGGAGGGTTGTATTCATCTGCTTCTATGTTAGATACTTGGCAAGACCAATTTAGAGTTTTACGAGGAAGTAATACCGGAGGAAGTAATGCTGGGTTATTGTATATGAATTTACAAACAGGTAATACACAATTTGTAGGAGCAGTAACAGCATCTTCATATAACGGATTACCTAATGATTATTTATATGTTACCTTAAATACAAACCAAACAATTCCATTTCCACAAACATGGACAAATCGAGATATTTTATTTGATACTATTGCAGTTATTAAAGGAATACCTTATAATCCAATAACTGGAATTGCTTCTTTAACTGGAGGGAAAGTTTATAGAATTACTTCAAGACTAGCATGGTCAGCAGCAGCTGCTTACTTACTACAGTATTCTTGTTATGATAGTACTAATATACAAATAGGACCTACAGTTGAAATAGTACAATCAACTAATGGAAGTAATAACATAAGTGATGGGACGCTAGATTTTATTTATACACCTGCTGTAAATACTGATATTAAAATTAGAACTACACCAGCTGCCAATGCACAATCTGGAGAATATATTAGAGGAGATTTAAATACACAGCTAATCATCCAGCAAATAGCTTAATATTTAACATTTTTTCTACATATTTATTACTATATGGCAATACAAGTTACAAATACATTAGATTACAACTACGGAACATACACACAACCTTATTTCCGTTTGACCCTACATTATCCAGTAGCAGGAACTCAAATACCTGTAGACTGTTTTATGTATCCATCTAAACAAGCATTTTTAGACGGAGTTGGCTCAATTGCTTGCTGGCCGTTTTATGTAGATACAGCTGAGGCTCCTAAAATGGAAACAGGATACACTGTAGTTGACAAATGTCTTTATTATGTTACAACAAAAGTAAAAGAAAGCTTGGAAATTTCATATCCAACTAGTACATTTGAAATCACAGGCATTCCAACAGAAGAAACACCATCTTAAATAAATAAAAAAAAATAACGTTATATGGAAAACACAAAACTTACAATCGAAGAAATCGAACAATTGCAAGAGTTACAAAAAGAAAATCAAGCAGTAGCACAAGAATTAGGTAGTTTAGAAATTACTAAATTACAAATTGAAGCTAGAAGAGAAGAAGTAGTAAAATACTTTAATGAACTAAAAGCTAAAGAACAAGAAACTGGAAAAGCTTTTCAAGATAAATATGGTGTAGGAACCATTGATCTTGATAAAGGAGAATTTATTCCTGCTTAATTAATTTAAAGTATTATCAACTAGAGGACCCTTATGGGTCCTTTGGTGTTTTTAATATTTTAGTCCATATTTATTACTAGAAACAACCTAATAAAATGGCAAACGAAATATTATTATCACCAGGCATTGTATTAAACGAAAATGATACATCACAAATCGTTCAGGGAACGATTACAGCAGGTTTAGCTTTAGTTGGACCTACAGTTAAAGGCCAACCAAATATCCCTACACTTGTTACTTCATACTCTGATTTTAAAGGAAGATATGGAGATGTATTTACTAGTGCATCTGTGAATTATGAGTTTTTAACTTCAATAGCTGCTTACAACTACTTTCAACAAGGTGGAAGTACAATTTTAGTTACTCGCGTAACATCAGGATCATATACTTCTGCTACAAGTTCAATAGCTAATTATCTTACTTCAGCTTCTAACAATTCAGCTTCATTTACATTAAGTACACTTGGTCAAGGTACTATTATGAATAGTTTTAGTTCTGGATCTCAATTATCTAATGGAGCTTTAATTAGTGGTTCAGTGGATAACGTAAGATGGGAAGTAGTCGCATCTGACACAGGATCTGGTTTATTTTCATTATTGATTCGTCAAGGTAATGATACTAGTTTAAATAAAACTGTTCTTGAAACTTTTACTAACTTAAGTTTAGATCCAAATAGTCCTAATTATATTTCACGAGTAATTGGAGACAGAAATGTGAATGTTGCTTATGATTCTACTACAGGTCAATATTATTTAAATCAAACTGGTAACTATCCTAATAGTTCAAGATATGTAAGAGTAAACAGTGTACTAACTCCAACTCCAAATTATTTCTTAAATAATGGTGCTGTTAATAGTATTTACACTGCTTCTATTCCAGTATTAGGTTCAGGAAGTTTTGGAGGAGCTGAAGGAAATGATTTAAGTACAGTTACAAACTTATTTGAAAATATTAGTACTACTACTCAAGGACTTACAGTAGGTAATTATATTACTGCTTCAAATTTATTAGATAATCCAGAAGAATATGATTATCAATTATTAGCTACTCCAGGTTTAACTCAAAATTTACACAGTTCAGCTGTTTCAAGTTTTATTAATGTAGCTGAAGATAGAGGTGATTGTTTTTATATTACTGATCTTTATGCTTATGGTGCTACAGTAGGTGCTGTTGTAAATCAAGCTGCTACTATGAATACTAACTATGCTGCTGCTTATTGGCCTTGGGTTCAAGTATTAAGTCAAGCTTCAGGTAAATTAGTATGGGTTCCGGCTTCAACAGTAATGCCAGGTGTTTATAGCTTTAACGATAAAGTTAGTGCTGAGTGGTTTGCTCCAGCTGGTTTAAACAGAGGTGGAATTGGTGGTGCTTTACAAGCAGAAAGAAAACTACAAACAACTGACAGAGACAAATTATATCAAGGTAAAGTTAATCCAATTGCTAGTTTCCCTGGTGTTGGTTTAGTAGCTTACGGACAGAAAACCTTACAAACTCAAGCTAGTGCTTTAGATCGAGTAAATGTTCGTAGATTGTTAATTGCTCTTAAACGTTATATTGGAAATATTGCTGAAAGTTTATTGTTTGAACAAAACACTATTTCTACAAGAAATAATTTTTTAAGTCAAGTTAATCCATATTTGGAAAGTGTACAACAAAGACAAGGTTTGTATGCTTACAAAGTAGTAATGGATGATACTAATAATACAGCAGATGTAATCGATAGAAATCAACTAGTTGGACAAATTTACATTCAACCTACTAAAACTATTGAATTTATTTATTTAACATTCAACATTACTCCAACAGGTGTAACATTCTCTTAATATAACATATTTATTATAGAACAAGATAAAAACTAAATAAGATGCCAGTATTAAATTCAAACGAAATATTTTTCACAGCGTTCGAACCTAAAGTTCAAAATCGCTGGTTAATGACTATCCAGGGTGTTCCTGCGTATTTGGTCCATAAAGTTAAATTTCCAACAGTAAACTTAAATGAGATTGTTTTAGATCACATTAATGTTTATCGTAAAATCAAAGGAAAAGCTAGATGGTCAGATATGGACTTAACACTTTGGGATCCAGTTACTCCTTCAGGCGAACAAGTAACAATGGAATGGATTCGTTTATCACACGAATCAGTAACAGGACGTGATGGTTACAGTGATTTCTATAAAAAAGACATTACTTTATCAGAACTAGGTCCAGTTGGTGATGTAGTAGGTGAATGGATTATCAAAGGTGCATTTATTAAAAATGCAGATTTTGGACAAGGTGATTATTCAGCAGGTGAAGCTACAAAAGATATTCAGTTGACACTTGCTATGGATTATTGCATATTGAACTACTAATAGTAGTCTTAAAAATAAAAAGAGGAGTCTGGTTTTTGCCAGACTCTTTTTTTGTTTAATATTTATAGCAAATAAAGTTATATGAGTGTAAAAAATTGTTCTAAATGTAATCAAACAAAAGATATTAGTAATTTTTGTAAACACAAAGATTCTAAAGATGGATTACAATCTAATTGTAAACAATGCGCCTCTATATCTTCTAAACAATGGAAAATAAATAACCCAGAAAAAAATAGAGAAAGTCATCAAAAAACTTTTAAAAAATATTATATTATAAAAGAAAAAACTCCAAAAGATATTCGTAAACAACAACTTAAAGAATATCAAAATGAATGGATGAAAAATAAAAGAAAGGATCCATTAGTAAAATTACATAATTCATTAATGCATGCCGTGTGGAAATCATTAAAAATAAATTCTATTTACAAAAACCAGTCAACATTAGAAATATTAGGTTTGGAAAGTTGGGATAAATTTAGAGAACACATTGAATCACAGTGGATTGAAGGTATGAGTTGGGAAAATTATGGTAATACAAAAGAAAGTTGGAGTATTGATCATATTAAACCTAAATCATTAGCAAAAACAGAAGAAGAAGTAAAAAAGTTAAATCATTATACAAATTTACGTCCTATGTGGCATGTAGAAAATATTAAAAAATCAAATAAAATCAAAATATGAACGAGTTCCGTTTCCCAACAGAAGTTATAGATTTACCAAGTAAAGGTTTAGTCTATCCTGAATCAAGTCCACTATCATCAGGTACAATTGAATTAAAATACATGTCTGCTCGTGAAGAAGACATTCTTACTAACCAAAATTACTTAGAAAAAGGAATTG